GTACCATTTCCATAGCACCTAATGTTTTTAATAAGGCAACTTCTAGTTGGTCTTTTTGTTTAGTTAAGTTATCTAGTTTTTCTTGTAGTTTCATTTAATCTCCTAATTACCTATTTCAAACCAATTACTACCATCACAAAATAGTGTCATTCCACCATAACCACTTAAAGTTTTATCTGCTGAAGTGCTTGTAAATATTGGTTGTGTGGCTGTTGCTTCATTATGTTCAAATCTTAAACTATTAGTAGGTGAACGATGTATGACGTGTATAATTTGTCCTGATACACCATTAGCAAATCCACCTAATATTATATTACCTAAAGCAGAATTTGCACTTACTGTTGTAGCACCTGACACATCAAAAGCATCAGAACTTGCCGATAATACTATTGATTTATATGATACAGTACCTTCTACGTCAAGTGTAGTAGTAGGACTTGTAGTACCTATACCTATTTTACCATTGTGTTTAATAGTTAAATGCTCGCCTTCGCCACCACTTCCTGCCATTGTAAAAAATCTTAATTCTTGGTCATTAGAATCATCTTCATTAGTTCTATAACTTCTTATTCCTGTTGTAGCATCACCATCACTTGTAGTATGTCTAAACCCTACTTCTACAGGAGAATCTTCTGTAGTAGCATTTCTGTTTACACAGATACCTTTATTTTCTCCTGCAACTACTTCTAAAGGATTTGAAGGACTATCAGTACCTATACCTACATTAGCAGAATCGTCAATAACCATAGCCTGTGATATTACACCATCATCAGTAGTATTGGTTTTTACATTAAATCTTAATTCGCCTTTAGCATTACTACCTGTTCTTTTATATACAATAGAAGAACCAATATCATCAGTTTGTGCCGATATTAAAAATCCTATACCAACACCTTCATTTGTATCATTTGCAGCATTTCTAAGTAATAAATGACAATTTTCAGGCTCATCTGTATCTGCTAAAGCATTAATAGTTGATTCTATATGCAAAGGAGCAATAGGACTATCAGTACCTATACCTACATTTTGACTTGAATCAATAGACATAGCCTGTGAACCGTTAACAAAAGTATCTAATCTGTTATGTTCGTGATAATAAATAAATTTACCTACATCTTCATCATCTTTGTCGCCAAATTTGTATATCGAAGCACCTGTTGAGTGTCCTCCAAGAACTGTCATAGCATTATAGCCACCTGTGTTTCCTGTTTGAGTAACTGCTAATCTTGTTTCTGCACCAAATGTTGGTAATGTTGAACTTCCATCTGCCGATATATGAGTAAGAACTGAAGGACTTGTAGTTCCTATACCAACATTACCTGCTGTTGTAACAGTTAATAAATCATTAGTTCCTAATACTGCTCCATTATAACTTGAGCCATTATAAGCCAATCTAAAAGTATTACTGCTATCATCAATACCTAAAGCATAAGAATAATCTTCTGTACTGTCTCCAAATCGTACAAATGTATCTGCACCACCACCATCTAAAGCAGTTTCAAGTTGTAATACAGGTTGTGTAGCAGATGAGGATTTAATGTGTAAATTACTATCAGGACTTGTAGTGCCTATACCTACTCTATTATTAGAACTATCTACTTTTAATGTGCTTGTATCTACTGTTAAATCGCTTGTAATATTAGCAGTACCTGTTACTTGTAATTTATAACCACCTGCACTTGTACTACCTATTGCTACATTGTTACTGCTATTATTAAAATAAGTATCAGTTGAACCTTCTGCTTGAATATTTACAGGTATAGCATTAGAAGTACCTGCAAATAATCGAAAATATTGGTCTGTATCGTTACCTGTTAATCTTGCAATAGGTTGATACACATTAGAATCAGGAGATGAAGGGTTACTATTTCTTGCCCATTCGTGCTGAGCACCCCATCTTCCTGTCCAATAGGTAGCCTTCATAGTGCCACCATCATTAACAATAAAATTTAATCCATTAGTACCTGTAGAGCCTAATCTTAAAACATCTTGCCAATCAGAGCCTGTCGGAACATAAGCACCACTTCCTGAATGATTACCATCACTTGCAGTTACTTGTAAGTGTCCTGTCATATCTCCACCTGCTAATGGTAGTTTAGTTGCTATACTATTAGTAACTGTAGTAGCAAAACTTGCATCATCGCCAAGTGCAGCAGCAAGTTCGTTAAGTGTGTCTAAAGCAGCAGGAGCAGAATCTACAAGAGCATCTATCTTTGCCTGTGCTAATGTATTGACTTCATCATCGAAGTCGTAAATTAAATCGTGTGAAAGTTTGGTTTTTAGTGTGCCTGTAATATCTAAGTCGCCATCAACTCTAAATAAACCACTATCAGAACCATCAGGTAAAGGTGAGGAGATTCCTAATATAGAAGCCTCACCACCCACTTTTAAAGGTTGTAAATCATTAGACAAAGGATAGCCATCACCTAAAGTGACTTCATTGACTAAACTACCATCTTTTGTCTTTTTATAAGGCATTAATCTACTCGTAACCCCTTAATGAATCCTCTTACAGCTGAACCTACAAAGTTATCTAGTAGATCTACAAACCAAGGCTCTATAGTCTTATTCCATATACCTTTTGTAAATTTCCACTTAGATAACCCCAAAGTCATAACTTTACCTGCTGAGTAGCATATTGATTCTACCCAAGCACAAATCTCTTTATTTGGTACCTTTTTGAGGATATATAGTGCTATTCCACCACCTGTACCACCCATTAATAATCCTGAATTACTCATTAAAAAATCTAACATATTGTTTCTCCTATTTATATTTTTTTATTATTGGTCTTATTTTACTCCACAACTCATCGTCTTTTTTTGATTTAGTTGTTTTGACTATTAAATCGCCAATCATTAATAATACAGAAACTCCACCTTTTTTGGCTATCCATCTAGCTAATAAGACTTTAATCATTTCTTGTTTCCATCTATTAGCTCACCCCACAATGAAGTTCTGCCGTTTATTATCTGTATTATGTGAACTGTAAATAGTCCACCTTTAAAAAAATCTACTATTGCAAATGCGTGCGCCCAATTTATCGGTCTACCACCAAGCCAAGAATTTGCTTCGTCACTCATATCTTTCAAACATCCGATACTCCAAGCAGACCTAGGTCCGTCTTTATGGGTAACAGACATTTGTTGGAGTTCGTGCCAATGTCCATACATAATATTACAACCAAGTTTACGCAAATGGTTGGAAGTATGATATTGCCCTCCATAATGGTGTCCGTGATATAGGTATAATTTACCTAATTTTAAGTGTTTTCCAAAGGGAATATATTTATATCCTCTATCCTTTAGATTAACTGCATTAGCAAATTTATACTGAGGTAGGTAAGGATACTTTTCTACAGCAAAGTTTAACCAGTTATCGTGGTTACCTTCTGTGATGTATCTCTCGTTACAATTAACTTTGTCAAGAACCTCATCAATCTGATCCATACCAGCATTAACATCTTTTACATCTTGTTCGAAATCATCTATAAGGTATTCTAATGGTGGAGCTTTTTTTCTTTTAAATCTCCAAGCACTAAATGAGTGCCATTCCCCAACATCACCTATATCTACATACGCATCAGGCTTAACTATCTCTATAGCTTTTTTAAGGCAGTTTATGGCTGGTTGGTCGTGTAAAGGAAAGTGTTTGTCAGGCGTTACTATTACTCTTTTAACTACGCCTCTATCCATCTATTTTATCTCACTTTTTATTTGTTTTATACGATATAAAAAATATGCGATAAGCACTACCATATACCCCATTTCTACAACTGGACCAAATAAATCAATACACTTTACAAAATATCCACTTAACCCAAGCGTACCAACTTTTATACTGTCAATGTCCAAAATCCACCTCTTTTACCCTATCGCTTAATTCTTTTGCTCTGTTAGGTGTTTGTTTCGCCCAAAGGCTATCTAGCATCTCTACTGATGCTTCTTCAAACTGTCTGTCCTGTAAATAAGAAATAGTTTTTTTAAACTTAGAAAAACCATTTACACCTAATTGATAACACATCTCTAAAATAACATCTTTAATCTCTTGTGGCATATACATAAACCAACTAAACTTAAAATTAACACTATCTTCTAAATTGTGTAATTTACGTTCAAGAATAATGTCGCATATATCTCTATCTAATTCTAAATCTTTTATGGCAAATCCGTAGCCTATAGTATCTATACCTAAACTATCTTTATAAACTATACCTACATAACCTTCGTGTTTTTTAATGCTGTCTATTAAGCTCATTTTTTCTTTCTAAATATTTTATTATAAAAGGAGGGAGCAAAAACTCCCCCCTTTATATATTGCATTTAGTTTATACTATACGTTTTTAGATAAACCAATGATTCTTCTGTCACCAGCAGTAGCAGAGTTTCTAACTGCACAACCATAGATAGCATCTACAGTAATTAAGTCAGAAAGTTCTGTGTGTTGGTAAGATTGTTGTACTCTTGGTGATTGAGCAGCAGCATAATATAATGCTGAGTTATGAATACAGAATCCTCTAAGAATGTCATCATTAGTAGAATCATTAGTATCAAAACCAGTCCAAGCAGTTACGCCTTTGTCTGCATCAGCAGAAACAGCACCTACATCTAAGTATGGAGATTGTGTAACCACAACATTCATTCCTAAAATGTTACCTGCAACACCTGTAGAAGCGAAATCAGCACCTAATGGTCCTGCTGTACCTCTAACAAATCCTGCTGCTGAATCTAAAGCTGCTAAAGAAGCATATAAAGTAGGACTTAAAACCATTGTCCAACCTTCTGTACTTCCTGTTTCAAGAATTACTGCTTTAAATATGTCATCAATATTACCTGCTGCAAGAGCATCGCCTACTTCTAACATATCTACAGTATCTTGTGTAGCACCTGATGTACCACCGTGAGCTGTAGTTAGATTATCAACTATTTTATACATTAAGTAATTATCAACACCTCTACCTATTGCATAAGCTAATTGGTCAGAATACATATTAAATAAATTGTATGATGACTGAGCTTTTAATGCGTCAGGAATCCATAAAGAAGTTACTTTATGTTGGTCTATACTTAATGAAGTTTCAGTTGCTACCATTGAACCACCTGAAGCTACGTCAGAAGCAATAGGTGTACCTTGTGCAACATCACCTAATGGTGTAACACCAATGTGTGGTAGGTGTATTTTATCTGCACCAACAGCTTCAGATGATAAATCATTAGCTAAAGGTAACATTACTGTGTTTGTTCTGAATTTATCAAGAATTGCTTGACCCCATACTTCAGGTACAAATTCTTGTCCTACTGAGTCAGCTGCAGCAGCAGATGCACCACCTTGCAGCATATTAATATCTAATGGATCACTTATGTTTGCCATTTATAAAACCTTCTTTCTATTTTTTAGCAAAAGATTTTACGATGTCTTTCCAATTTCTTTCTTTGTCTTGTTTTGACATATTATGCCATTCATCAGACATAGGTTTACCTTTAACAGTTGCCCTAACACTAGGTTCTGACGGTGTTTTAGGTTTTAATTGTGACACCATAAACTCTAATACGTCTAAATCTTTATTTTTGAATTGTTCACGCTGTTCTTCAGGTATAGAAGATAATAACACTTCTTTTCTTTGATTGACTATACTTTCATACTTTTCTTTGTATGGAGATAAAGATTCAACTTCGGCTTCAAATTTTTCTGCCAATGTTTTAAATTCTTCTTTTTCTTTAAGTTTAGTGTTTTCTTGTTCTTGAAGTTGTTTTTTAATTTCTGATAACTGATTTTCAGCTTCTTGCGCTCTTTTTCTATACTTCTTGCTTTCTGCTATGTACTCATTCTGAGCTGATTCCTGAGTAACATTCTCTGTACCATTATCCACTACTGTTTCATTTGATACTACATTTTCTTCGGACATACTGCCCTCCTATATGTTGTGTATTTGTTAATGCAAAATACTATATCTTGCATTTCTCCTACTTCGTAAGTTAAATTAGAATGGTAGACTTATGCAAGTTTTAAATGATTACAAACAAAAATGGTTCGACTTTTTAGGGTACGAACCTCACGAGGGTCAGAGAAAGTTGCACTTTCCTACTAAAGAATCTGCAAGGTTTTTTGTTATGGTTTGTGGGAGGCGATTTGGAAAGACGACTGCGAGTGCTATGGAAGCAACCTTTTATGCTTCTCAGCCTAATCAGCGTATATGGCTCGTAGGTCTTTCGTATGATAAAGCCGATTTGATGTTCAGAGAAGTATGGGATAAGATGGTAAAAGGACATCAGAATGACATTATTAAGGCTTCCGAAAAAGAAAGATATATCAAATTCAAGTGGGGTACTACTGTAGAAGCTAAATCGGCAGACAATCCTGATTCACTTGTAGGTGAGGGTTTAGATCTGCTGATAATAGATGAAGCAGCTAAAGTTAGACCTAGAATTTGGGATATGTATTTATCTCCCACATTATCTGATAGAAAAGGTAAAGCTGTATTTATTTCAACGCCAGAAGGGTTTAATTGGTTATATGATTTATTCTTACTTGGAAAAAGTGATGAACTTTGGGAATCACATCAAGCTCCATCTTGGGATAATGGTTTTGCTTTTCCTGAAGGTCAAGACGACAGGTTTCTTATTGAAAGAAAGCGTAATATGGCTAAAGAGCTATATGACCAAGAGTATGGAGCGCAATTTACATCGTTTGAAGGTAGGGTTTATCCTTTTGATAGGAATATTGATGTCGGCTACTATCCTTATAACCCACATCTTCCTACTTTTTGTAGTATTGATTTTGGGTACAGGATGCCTTCTGTGGGATGGTATCAAACCTATCGAGTAAATGGTGAATGGCATATAAATATGATAGACGAAATAATACACGAAACAAACATTAAGACAGACGAATTAGCACAAAGAATTAGAAGTAAAAAATATAATGTTATGAGATATTATGGTGACCCAGCAGGGTTACAGGCACAAGGACAGTCAGGCGTAGGAGATATAGAAATTTTTAGAAAAATGGGTATAGCAGTAAACACAATAACAGATAAAGCATCAAGAAGCATAACAGCAGGTGTAAATCACGTTAGAAGTTTTATAGAAAACGCAAATAGCGAAAGATACTTACATTTAAACAGCAACTGTACAGGTATGGCAGAAGATTTAGAAAGTTACAGGTATCCAGAGGCTCAAGATAGTAAACCGTTAAAACAAGAACCATTAAAAGACGGATACCACGACCACGGATGTGACCAATTAAGATATTTTTTTATTAACCATTTTCCAATTAAAAACAGACAAATAAAGGTAAGGAACAGATGATATACGAAGAAACAGATATAATACAAGAAAGTTTAAAAGAGTTAAAAGTCTATAATTACAAACAAAGAGAAAATTATGTTAATAAATTATTAGATTATTACAATGGTAATGATACTGCAAATTATATAGCTTCCAAGTTTGATTTAGAAGCATTTAGAGAAGTTCCTCCATATGAAGCAAATATTACCAAAAAATTTATTAATAAAATGTCAAGAGTATACACTATTGGTGCTAGTAGAAATGTGAATGAAAAATATAATAGTTTTTCTGTTTTAAAAGATTCAAAAATGAAACATATAGAAAGAATGACACGTTTAATTGGAACAATAGCTACTAGAATTATGTATGTTGATGGAGAAATGCCTTACTTTGATTATCAACCAATATATTATTTTCATCCTTTCTTTGCTGATGATCCATTTAAACCTGTTGCAATATCTTATCCTTTAATGAATTATGTAGATGATTCTAGTAATTCAGATAAATTACAATATATACATTGGAATGATATAGAATATGTTATATTCGATGAAGAAGGTAATATTTTAGAGCAAAAAGAACACGGATATGGTGTTTTACCATTTGCATTTACACACAGAGAGCATCAATGTGATAGTTTCTACGTTGAAGGTGCAAATGACATAATGAACGCTAATGAACATATAAATATTACAATGACAGAAATGCAACTAGGATTAAGGTTTCAAATGTTTGGACAGCCTGTAGTGTCAGGAGCAGATTTAGGAAATAGACAAAGATTTGGCTCAGATGTTATATTAGAATTGCCAGATGGTGCAAATTATGATATAAAATCGCCATCAGGTGATATTAACAAGGTTATTGAGAATGTTAAGTTCCAAATGGAGCTTGTAGCACAAAATAATCATTTATCTGTACAGTTTGCACAAGATGGTGGCGAAACTCCTAGTGGTATAGCCTTAAAAATTAAGGATTTAGAAAGTTTTGAAGATTATCAAGACGATTTAGAGCTTTGGAAACGATATGAACACGAAATGTATCAAATTGAACGTAAAATAGCTAGTGTATTAAACATTAGTATGCCAGATACATTAAAATTAGACTTTAATGAGCCTGATTATCCAATGACAGTACAGGATCAGATAGCACTAGACAATCATAGGTTATCACTAGGATTGATGAGTAAAGCCGAACTAATGGTTGAATACAATAAAGACTTAACTATAGAAGAAGCAAATGCTAAACTAACTGCAAACCAAGCACTAATAGAGCCTGAAGATGATAACAGTCAAGTATAATATAAATTTTAAGAAAGCTCTGAAAGAGTTAGAAAAAGAAAAGCTATCTGACACTTTAAATGAAGGTGTTGCAGATAAATTTGCTAAAAATTCTTTTAAATTTATTAAAGCAGGTAAAGTAGAGCCTGAGTTATCAAAAAATAACCCAAGAGGACAAAAAGCACCACCTTTGTTTGATACTGGTAAACTTGCAAGAAGTTTAAAAGGTAATTCTAAAGGTATTAGTGGTGTTAGTTATGCTAAAGACCATTTAAAAGAAGGTGGGTATCCTTGGAAAGGATTGCAAATAAAACAAAGAAAGTTTATTACAGCAGATTTACCTACCGAAAAGTCGGCAAATAACAAAATTTACAAGGAATTTCAGAAAAAATTCGTTAACTTACTAAGTAAACGTATAAGGAAAAAATAATGAAAAATTCTGAAGCCGAAGCAATAGAAATCCTACTAAGAAACGTAATCAATATGCACGAAAAACTAAACATACTAATAGATTACTTAGCTAAAGATATAGAACAAGACGATAAATACGAAAGAGAATTTTACAAAGACGAAGATATGTTAGTGCAAATAGAAAAAGACACATACAAACAAATGTGCGATTTAATGGAAGATAATACAATACCCTTTATGGGCATAGCTTAATGGAGAAAAATGGATATTTTAGCAGTATTGGAACAGTTTGGAATACCAGTTACGATGACGATAGCGTTCGGATTTTTTATATGGAGGCAGAACAAATTTATACAGGAAACTCTAATGACAGAGTTAGACCAAGACTTCAAGAGGTTGGAAGGTATTATTATCAAACTAATCGACCAACAGAAGAAAGTACAAATGGAGCAAAAGAAACTAAACGGAATCTTTAAAGCTCAAGTAGAAATAATCGCAAGACTATCAGGTAACGGATTAAAAGACAAATTTTTAAGAATTATGGAA